TAACCTTCGTCTTCCGCTCGTTAAATAGCGGCATACGAGGGTCGTTCTCTCTCATGAGGCTATTGTCTACAGAAAGGATCTGAGCATTATTTTGATTTTCATAATGTTCGTTTCGCTCTTCCGGTAGTTCAGACGGAGCTTTACAAAGCATCAGACCGCCGATTACAACATTGTCTTTGAACCGTTCGTTTTCAACGGCGACCATTGTAATTTCGGGATGATCTTCTGCCCGTACAGGCTCCCAACCTTCACGGAGCTTCGAAGAAACATTCGTGGCGTCAACTTGACCTTGTGTGCTTACACGAACCCATTTAAAAGCATACCCGTCTTCTGGAGTAGGTGAAGGCAGAACTTCTGGTCTTGACCACCCTTTCTTACGGACTGTTTTTTCACGAGTTACTAGTTCACGGTCAATTCTGTTTGTAGCCATTATTGTTTCCTCATGTCTATAGCCGCTTGTAAAGCGTACTGTTTTGGTGTTAGCCCTAAACGTTTTGCAAGTGCGACTTGCGTGGGCGAAAGCGTAATCTTTTTAGGAGCTGTACTTCGCGTTGCGGGAGCCACTATATTAGATTGTCTTTTCGGTTTGTTAGCTACTTCACCTTGTCCCTCAAATTGTTCGGGAAATACTTGTTTCATGCGAGCATCAATTTGCTCGTAGTATTCACTGCTCTGGGGGTCTATTCCCAGTTTGACAAGCTTCGTGTGCAGCCCCAATGCTAGGCTTGTCATTTCATCGTCTTGGCCGAACCATGTGTTGGACGCTGCCCAACTGTTTGCTCGCTCATCGACGGGTACTGGAGCTGTAATTTGTTCTTCAGTTCTTGTTTGTACAGGATTCTCATCCTCTTGTAAAGCAGGTGGTTTTAGAGCATTTAACCTATCCGCTTTTATTTTGGCGTTGGTTAACTTCTCTTGAGCTTCTATTAGCTTATCCGCATCCCCTGCTTCGTATGCTTGTTTATAAGCACGTTTGGCGAGGATAGCCTCACCTGCAGCGGTTCGTTTAGCTTGCTCTAGAGCAGCCTCTTGACCTTCAATAACTGAATTTTGTAATTCTTTGTTCTTCTCCATAAGCTGTTTAGTGAACGTTTCAAGTTCTTGGCGCTCACGTAAAATAGCTTCTTTTTCTCTAGCTGCTTCACGACGCTGTGCAGTGAGCTTGTTAATGCGTTTCTGTACTTTCTTAGAGTAATCGCCAAGCTCCTCTTCAGTAACGTCATCTGATACATCGTCATCGTCCTGTGCGGGAGCATCGTCAACAATTTCAATTTCATATTCATCGTCATCGTCGTCCACAAGAACTTCAGGTTCTGCTGCCTCTGCTTTAGGCTCGGCTTTAGCGTTGCCTGACAGGTCAATTGTTTTTGCGCTAGATGGTTCAATTTCGATCTCAAAGTTTTCCTCTACTTCATCAGGAAAGCTATATTCTACTTTTTGAAAAGGCATATCTTACTCCTTATGCTCGTGTAATACCACGGGGGTCAGCTACAATGGCTTCTATAGAATCATCGTTCATCAAACGATACTCTACCCCACCAACTTTAAACCTAGTGCCCGTGTTCATACGGAACATCACATAATCACCCGCTTTACACCACGGGCCTGACGGGAACCGATCATCGTCAGAATAGGCTTGGTCACCCATATCCAACACAAGTCCGATAATCGACATAATGTGTTCTTGGTTCATTGTTGTAGTAGATTTAAGCAGTCCGGTTTCCCCAAACGTCTCTTCTACTTGCGGTAACGCGACTAGCACCCTATACCCTACGGGTTTCGGTAATTGCGCCTCGATCTCCTCCGGTGTTAGCATCTCTTCAGGAGCTAACGTTTCTATTGCTTCACCCATCGTACTCTTCCATATTGCGTGAGAGGTCTTCTACATAATTGATACAGGTTTCGAGACCCCGAACCATACCTGTAACCTCCTTGTACTGAGCGAAGTCTTTAGCTCCACCCCCTCCAAGAAACTGTAGTGCCGAGGATCTATCTTCCTCTAGCTTATCTTTAAGCACGTCAAAAATGGTTTTAGCCATTATTCACCCTTATTTTGTTGCTCTATAAGTCGCATAAGCTCTACATCTAACTTGTTTTCATCAGTACGTTTGCTGATAGCTATCTTGATCCCGTCTTTCTGGGCCTCGATAGCAAGTTCTTGTTGGTCGAGCTTAAGTTGTTCCGCGTCCAAGGCTGCATCAATCGCATCTTTTTGCGACTTGCGTTCCTGTTCTGCTTGGCGGAGTTGAATATCAGCCGCGTCTTTCTGCATCTTGCGTTGCATGTCCTGCTGTTTAATTTGCAGTTCCGCTTGTTGCATCTGCACGATAGGATCTTGCGCTTGTTGCTGCGCTTCCGTCTGTGCTTGTTGCTGCTGGTGGTTTTGAGTAAGTTGGGTACCTGCTTGGGCCATTAATTGCGCCAAGGATATTTCGATACTCTCGGGGAGTTCTTCGTTCGGTGCAGGGAGCGGTGCTCCAAGTTTTTCTTCCATCTGCTTACGGTAGTTAAACCCTAAGTGTTGCGCTAAGTGCGCTTGCAGAGCAGCCATAATGGCTTGTCCCTGTGGGTTCTGGCCGATCATTTGAGCGACCATAGGATCTTGCATAAACGCTTGGTGCGTTGTTATATGCGCGTCGTGATCTTGATAGATAAACGCTTTCAACGGTTTCCCGTTCAACGCATCCATGTTCTCACTAACGGGGTCAGTAGGCTTGAGATCGTCTTGAGTCGGAACTAACTTATCCGCATTCTTAACGCCCAATACCTCAATCATCTGCCGGTGTAGCTGTGGCAGGTCGTAGATCTGTGGGGCAGACTGGGCCATCTGGAGTACCGCTTGGTACTGTACAACCCGTTGCGCCATCGTAGAGCTGTTTGGGTCACTGACAGGGATCACGTCCACCATCATGTAATCCGCTACCCTAGCACTAACTTCTCCCCGTGCAGGGATATAGTCGTACTCAGTGGGTGCATACTCAGACATAATTGTCTTGAGCATCTTGAACTCTTGCTTCATAGCGTAATGAACACGAGCCTGTACCGCAGCCATTGGCTTAAGCGTACGTTCTAACAGTGCCAGCGTCGTTCCTACCGGAGCGTTAGCCGACATGTCAGATATGTTCATGTCACTGATAGCCCCTAACCGGCGACCCTCAGTTGTAATTTGGTTAAGTAGCGCAAGCAGTGTTTGGCTTGGTTCCTTGTATGGAAGCGGCATAATGTTGTCGCGGATACTACCAGACGGCACATCCACATCCTTCCATTCCCCCGGCTCGATGGGCGTATCATCACCCTTGATCCGTAAGCCACGAGACTTCAACCCACCGGGAAGATTAGACAGCGTACCGGCGTCAACCAACTGACGAATCAGCGAGGTACCTGCACGAGCATACCCACCAATAATGTGGATTAAACCAAGGCCGTAGAACCCAAATCCCGGTACATAGACATAATGAACAAAGTGCTGACGCTTCAGCATCAACGGGTCTTCTTCGCTCCAGTTACGCCGAATTGCTAGGATATTGTTCGTACCACGTTCAATCGTAATAACGTACGGTTTTGCAATATCGTCTTCGTCATCGTCAATACCGTCAATAATAAGGTCGGCATGGACTTCGTATATCGCATATCGATCATCGTCAGTAATAGAGTAGCCACCTTCCTCGGCCTTCCTCTTCTCGATGTCTGTATGGAACGGCTGTGGATCACCGAGGTCTACCTCTTTGTAGAACCCCATAGCCTGAAGCTTCTTAAGCTCGTTCTTGGTCTTCCGCATGACGTGGGTAACACGCTCTGCAGTCTCAATATGGGACGCGCCGTAGGGTACAATAACGTCCTCTGCAGGCACATAGATAGCAACCTGACGCCCTAAATTAGGGTCAAAGTACACCTTCTTAAACGCAGACCCCGCTAGTCCTAGGCTGTATAACATCCGTTCGTGCTCTGGCCGGTACTCAACCATGCGCTCAGTCAGCTCATAGTTCATATCCGCTTTTACTCTCTCAGCGGCTTCGGCTTTCTCGGGTGTTTCTGCTCCTAGGATCTTTACTCGTACGGGGCCAGCGGCTGGGAAAGTCTCGCTCATCGTCTCTGCTTGGAAACGTATTGCGGCTTCGGCCAGTACAGTAGAGTAAACCCCGCAGGCACCTTCCCACGGGTCTGTACGCTCTTCGTACTTGAACCCTAATACGTCTAGTCCTTTGACGAACGTATCAGCCCAATCTTTTCGGCTTTCGATATCTGCATCGATCAGCCCAATCAAATCCTGTGCAAGTCCCTGTAGATCATTATCATCTAACGCTTCAGCAAGGTTGGCATCAAACCCCATGAGGTCTGCTTCGTTGGCATCAGGGATTAACGTAATCTCCATGCTACCATCAGACAACGTAACCATTTCAGGATCAACGATCTCGATCTCTAACTGTGCACCCATCATATCGTCGTCCATCATCTCGCCTTCGAGCAGATCATCGATACCTTCTGGTGCAGCATACAAGCCTTTTTCAATTGCCATAATTTATACTCTTAGTAATACCCGCCACGTCGTTGTTTAAAGTAACGTATGTCATCAGGTTCATCAGTTGGTAAGCGTATGAATCCACCTTGCCTAAAACGCATCAGTGCCATGACTGTCGAATCCACTAGGTCATCATGGCTCATAAAGGGAAATCCAGCAATCTCTTCAACTACTTCTTCTGCCCAGCGAGTTTCGGGCACCCATACTATACCTGATGCTACAATATCTGCTACCGAGTTTAAACGCGCTAGTTTATCACCAGATCCTCTATGAGGGGTATATTCCTGTACTGGCAGTCCCATACGGCGCATCTCCTGATAGATCGCCACACCAGAACTTTTCTTCTCCACGATAAACGCATCGGG